AAGAAATAAAATCCGAAGAAATGGATAAGATAAAAAAGCAAGCAAGGTGATTAAATGAGTGAAGAGTCGATTGATGCAGTATCTCAATCGTTATCCACTTTAAGTGCTAATCTTGCTCAGAATGCAAAAATAATGGAAAAGGGGCAGAATGCCCTAGTAGGATGGGCCGATAGCACTACTAAAGCAGGTAAGAATTGGACTACCTTTAGTCGTCTTACTTCCGGTACAGGTATTTGGAAGTTACAGAATTATATTCGTGGTGCTTTAGAAGTTATTGGTAAGTTTAGTGAATCCACTAGAAATCAAATAAAAGAACAGACTGAAAATGAAAAGAAATTGGCACAGACGATTAAGGGTGTTAAAAAAATAAATGAAGAATATTCCTCTTTGCAAAAAACCTATACAAATCAAGAAAAATTAGGAAAAAGACTTCAAAGAATTGACCAAGCCGAGCAAAGGTCATTAAAAAAGAGACAGAAGTTAGTCGATGCAGCAGAAAAGAAAGATAAAGGACTCATACAAACTAAAAGAGAATTACTTGATAGTTTAGATATGCTTGTAAAAATAAGAGAAGAGAATACTGCCCAACAACAGAAAGGAGATAAACTTAGTATTGCAGATAGGAAACACCTAACAGAAATGCAAGAAAAATATACTTTAGGCATGTCTGCTTTAACTAAAAGGCAAAAAGAATATAGGGCAGTATTAGAGGCAACAACAGGTCAAGAAATACAATCAATAGAAGAAATAAAAGAAGGTTTTGAGGCTACACGACAAAAACGAAAGGAATTAGCAGAATTAAGTGACCAGCAAAAAGAAGCATTAGAATCCACTAATGCTTACAATCAAGCAATAATTACAGGTAAAAGTGATATGGAGGCTTATGCTGAAAGTTTCAAGCAATTGTCTGAAAATGTTACACAAAATCAAGAAACCTTTGATGCGTATAAAGAAAAAATGACTGAAGCCCTAAAGGTAAAAGAAGCCTTTGACGCAGGGATTCAAAGTCCTGAATTTAAGCAATTAGGAAAAAAGGTTAAAGACGAGCAAGATACAGAAAGGGATGAAAACTTTGCAGAAAATAATGCAATGCTTGGTGAAGATTTATTAAAGGTAGGTAAGGGTTTTTTCGCCCCTTTAGCGGGTATAGGGAAAGGTATCAAATTAATACCAAAATTGCTTAGTCCGATTCAATCATTCAAGCAGATTTATGCTTTAGTAAAAAACTCAAAATTGGCTATGAGAATAAGAATGAAAGGATTAGCATTCCAAAAATTCATGAAGCCCGTTCTTAATATGGCATTCAAATTCTTAATATTCGGTATATTAGGAATGATTGCATTATTAGCAGTTGCTAAAATAGCCTATGATATTATGGGAATTATGTCTGATTTTGGAGTATTTGATGATATGAAACAAATATTCTTGGCGGCTGTTGATATATTAGGGGCAGTATTTGGTATAATAGGTTCATTTATGGAAGGAGATTTTGCCGCTATGTTCAACTACTTAGGTGTAATAATGGTATCATTAATGGATATAGGTTGGAATTTGTTAACTATATTCTTAAATGGTATGTTTGCAGTTGCAGTTGGTATATTTTATTCTCTTCTAGATTTTATATTTTGGTTTGCTAAAGGAGGCTATGAAACAGCAGTACCAGTACTTCTTAAATTGGGTGGTGTATTAATAGGTCTATACTTCATTAAATACTTAGCCATGCAAGTACTATTACTAATAGGAATTTATGCAATACCTATAATGATATTTGTATTGATAGCGGCCTTCATTACTGCTACGGTAATGGCAATTTACGAACACTTTGATTGGTTGAAATCAGCAGTCGATACCATTAAAGATGCTTTAACTGATGACCCCGATAAAGGGTTTTGGGATAAAAATAAAAGCGTATTAGGTTTGGCTAAAGGTGGAATGACTCACGGTAAGATGAATCTTGTTGGTGAAAAAGGGCCAGAATTGGTTAAATTACCAGCAGGTTCAAGAGTTTATTCTAATTCACAAAGCAAGTCTATGAGTGGAGGTTCCACTGTAATTAATAATAACATTACTATTAATGCTAAAGATACTTCCGACCAAGAGTTAAGAAGAATTGCAGATAAAATAGGGCAGATGGTCAATAATAAAATTAATAGAAGCGTTTCTTCTAGAACTTTGGGGTGATTAAATGACATATGTATATTTAAAATTTGGGCAATATGCTGAATCAGAAACTAGTGATTTAACTATCAATACAATACCTTTGAATGTTACATCAGTAGGGGTTTCTGTTAGTAAGACCATACCTTCATTTCCTATTCCTTTCTCCGGTATAGTTACTGGAGAATCTGTAACTGCGGCTTTAGATTTAGGAATGGCTACTAAGCAAATAGATTTATCAGGATTTATTTCTGAAACTACTATTAGAAAAACAAGAACTGCTTTTGAGGGAGACACAGAAGATGACGAAACTGCAAGAGTTTTTACTGCACATGAAATAGCACAAATGATTGCTTCGGGTGTTGATTCAACCGGATTACAGAATAACCAATCAATGAATGAATTAGTTATTTTATATCCTTCAAATGTTGATGAAAAATATAGGGATAGAGATAGTGGCGGAACGGGTAGTAGAGGTCATTTAATTCCATTTAATTTTGCTTCAAGAGGAACAGAAGGATTTGGAGATAATCTAGGAGTATCATATAGAGGTTCTTCATTCCCCGAATCTTCAACTAGCACAGGAATGTCTGGTTTTATTAGAAGTTTTAGTTTTAACATGGAAGCAGAAGCGATTGATTTAAGTTTTAGTATGCAATTTGAAGTAGCAATTATTGGGCCGTGATATTATGTATGAAGTTTTAACAGGGAAACAACGCTCTTTGGTTTTTCCAATTATGTGTAATGCGTTTGTTAAAATGGATTATTCAGATAATGTACCTAATACCGGAGATGCCGCTACCTATGACGATGTAGCCTATGGTTTTTGGGCGCATGAAGGTTCCTTTTCTTTTGAATCAATAGTTACTCCTTATGAGATTAATGGTAACAGTACACATCAAATAGCAGTTGACCATGCGGCTACCGCATTAGGGGTAGGTCAAACTAGAAATGATAGTAAAAAAATAATGGCGGGTTTATTGCAAGATACTTATGCTTTAGGAGATAGCGATGCTAACGACGAATCTGAAATGCAGAATGAAAGGTACTTAACTAGAGCAAATAGAATAACTCACGAAATGATGATTTTTAATAACGATAATTTTACAATATCTTTACTTAATGCTACAACTCATACTCAAAACAATCCAGCAGAATATAAAATTAAAGCCACAGTTACAATAGGAAGTACTACTAGAACAGTTACTTCTGATATTGTGATTGCTCCAAGTCACGAACATTCTTTCAGATTTAACAGTACTAATGGTTCCGACTTATTTGCTGGATTTAATAAAAATGGGAGGGTAATGTATGCTAAAGTGGCTACATCTCATTCTGGCGGTACAGGAGAATTAAATGACGGTAGAGAGTTTTCACTTTCTAGTGCGACTAATCCTTTACTTGTAGGGCAAGAGATTTTTGTTCGGACTTCTCAAACCGCCGAGAATGCTATTAAAGGAAGTGGCAATTTTACTTCTTTTGGAACTATTTCAGGACTCGCAGGGCATGAAGATGTTACCTTAACAGATGCGGTAGGGGCTGATGGTGGCTTTGCGGCTGGTACTGACATATATATCCCAACATACAAACATGCGGCGTATATAGACCAAATGTTTCATGTAGGTTGTGTTTTTAATAATAAAAGTAAGAAAATAGGATTATATCTTAATGGTCTACTAATCAAAGAAGATACTCACACAGAAAGCGGTGATTTTTCTTTTGCTAAAACAGATACTTACATAGGTTCTAATGGCTTAAACGATACCTCCATTTCAGGAATAGAAGATAAATTAGGCGGCGGTACGGCTTCGGGACAAGATGCGGCTACTACATGTAAGCAATTTATGGGTGAATTTCATGAATTAGCAATTACAGGAAAAATTTCAAATTTTTCTATGATAGATAATCTTATGTCTAACTTTAACGATACTCTGCTTTATTTACGATTTGAAGAGGTGGATTTATGAGTCGTATTTTTGCAGAAGGTTCGGGAGCAGTTAAGAATGTTTCAGAAACGGTCAGCACTAATCATACTACTAATGTTACTACATTAACTAATGTTGGTGGAGTTTATTATATTGGTATGGGAGTAACCGGTGACGGTATTCCTGATAATACATATGTTACTGCTACTGCATTGGGTTCGGATGAATTAACTATATCTCAAGACGCTACTGCTACTGGGACTCCATCCGCAACATTTAACAAAACTAATTATGATACTGCCACTAATCCTAGATTTAAAACATTTAATGCTTATTCAGGTAGTGAAAGATTATACACAATAGTATATGAACAAACTCCATCGGGAAGTGCTGAAACTTTAGTACAACAACTAGCAGGTTCCGATAGTGCAGATACCGAGTATTCTAATTTAGAAACTACTGAAGGGTTTAAAATCATATCATATGACTTCAGCACTACTGTTGGATTAGAATTATCTATGAATCTAACTAATGATAACTACTTTGTATTGATTCATTCAGATGATTATACTAAACACCATTTTGCTAGAATAACTTCTGCTATTACTGAAAACAATACTAACACAGACGGTTCAATAGAAAACACCACTATTGGTTTTGAGTTTGAGCCAAAATTAGGAACAGAAATAGAAAGAGATACTAAGTTTATGGTATTCAAGGGGCCACCCGTTGTTGATACTGCAAGAGCATGTAAGTTATTAGCAGTATCGGCAGGGATTAAAAAGGATTTACAAAATGACTTAGTATGTGCAAAGCCTTTGTTTTATTTCTTTAATGATAACTTAGACAAAGATAATCAATTAGACCACAATACTAAGTATTTTATGAAGTTTAAAGGCAGTAATGCTACTACAACGACTGTGGGTGACGCTACCGGCTTATTGAATACATTTGTCACTGTAAGTGATAATAAAGCAGTAATAAAAGATTATAGTAAATATACTCACAATATAAAAATAGTTGACAATCTTAAAAACATGGATTATCCAGCCTACAAAGAAGGAGGTACTAATTTACCATTAGCACTAGTTAATGAATGGAATGGAAGCGGTACTCATCCTACAACTGTTCCTTCAGTATTTACGGATTATAATGATTGTTTTCCTAATGCTAGAAGAGATAGTGATTTAGATATTTCTTCCACTGCCAACATAAATGAGGCGGGTCAATCAGCACAAGTATTTACAGGGCCGATTAGATATGTCCATTATGACTTTTCGCCCACAAGAGCAAATAAAGCATACAATGTTTTTGATATGAATGTATTAGATTCTTCTGATAATAGAGGTTCTTATTTTGACTGTAAGATAATAGATAATAAAAACATACTAGATTCTAAAATTAAAAGATTAGAAAAAATTAGAGTTAGACATAGACTTCATAAAGGAAAATTTAACGATTGGTTTGCATTAAAAGCAACAATAAAATCTTCTTTAGGTTCAAATGAATATACATTTACTACTGAATATGATTTAAGTACTATGTTTAATGTAGGAGATGAAGTTAAAATAGGAACAGCAACAGATTCTCCTATTCTAATTATTGAAACAATAGATGTTATTAATAATTTCGGCACTACTGGAAAAGAACAAGACATTACCTTTAGAGCAGTAAGCCGAACAGAAAGCGGAAGTATATTTGCTAATACAGGATATACTTTACCGGAGGGAGATGTTATTTACAGAAGGACTTGGAATACCACAGATAAGACCTTGTTAACTACATTTGATATATTAGAAAATAGAAATAATAATTTATATGTTAAATTAATATCAAGCCATTTTGGTTTCTTAGAAGCAACTGTTACTGCTGCTGATAAAAACAAACAGATGTTAACTTTAGATTTTCCTACAACTAGCCAAAGCAGTACTTTATGTGCATTAGATTACATGGAAGGTTCTTATTACATAGAAGTGGAAAAATTCTCAGGTGCTATTGAAAAAATAACTAAAACTAAAGAAAACGGACAAACTATACTTATGATTTCTGGAAGGTCTGAAATTAGAAAATTATTAGGGCCAATTGTAAATAAAAATACACTACATTCTGAGGATATTATTTATTCATCTAATAGCCCATTTGAAAGATTAGAGTATGCTGGTGGAGCCGCAAGAACAGTTACTTGTAACTTTGGTAGTGAAGAAGTACAATTTAGTGGCACTCATGGTTTATCCGTGGATGACCATATTTATCTTTTACATGATTCTCATGGTACTATTACCTATATAGGAAAGGTCTATGCTTTAGGCGATTCAGGAGGAAGCAATCTAACTACTTATGTTCAATTACTAGACAATTCTTTAGCAGAAAGCAGTACAAATCCTACTGATGAAGATGTAGGTTTAGTAGCAAAAAGCGATTTTTATGTGTTTAATAAAGCACTTTCTTCTAATAGAGCGATTGATTCGACAGCCACTTTAGCCGGTGCTTCAACGAAGGGATTGTATTTTACAGGAGGAAATACATTAATTGCTAATGGGTCGGAAAGCACTTCTCTCATAGGAAGCAGTTCTAGCACTAATGCTAGGGCTAGAGGCTATTACCTAAGCGATTGTTTATCTATTCTTAGTGATGGAAAATTTCAAGCAAGATTGGATGATAATGCTTCGGGTACTACGGCTTCCACAGATAAAACCTATCAAAACTTTGACACAATTAATTCGCTTATTGACTTTACAGTGTTAAGTAAGACTATTATTAATAATAGGACTACTTTAGAGTTAGCACCACATATTCCTTTAACTTTAGGAAGAGTTGATATTAATTATGCAAATGTTAAAGACACGACATTTAATGCTACTACTTTAGGAGTAGTCAGTGCAAGCACTATTGGCGACATGAGTTTTGCCACTACTGCCGCAAGTGCTAGTTATAATGCGTTATCCACTACGGCGAGTGCTAGAAAATACCACGGTGAACCATTATATGCTAATGGAGTATTTATAGGAAGAATGATAATGGCGAATGCAAATGCTGATAATACAGTAAGCATTTACATAGATACTCCACTCACTGCTGATATTGATGGACAAACTATTCAAACAATATCCGCAACAGGAAACTTTGGAGAAACTACTAAACTAACTCATGAATTAAATATGCTCAATGGTGGACATTTACATGGTGGAAAGGTCATAGGTTTAGTTAATTCACATATTAGAAATGGAGGGAGTGCTGGTGCTAATAAAGCCCTGCTTATGAATTACCCCTTGCGTTATGTAAATGCTAGTGCCGGTGTTAATCAAGCAAGTGATAATATAGAAGCAGTTACTTATATTGAAAAATATGGCGCACCATTATACAGAATATATAATTTAGAACAAGGTAACTACAATAGAGTTGCTAACAGCAGTGGTGTTCAGTATGTTAGTGATTTTATTACTACTAGATATTATACTGAAACTCTTAGTAAAATCCCATTCTATGCGTCTGCATATAAGATTAATTTTGGTTATTCTTTGATTGGTACTACTTACGATAGTAGGATTACGGGGGTAGGTAAGACAGATAAGACAGTAAATAATCACATACTTCCCGAATCTAGAGGATTAACTAATGTAGCGGGTTCTAGATTTTTTGACACTATTACCCATAAAAAGAATGCTTCGGCTGAAGATGTTATTTTTAATACTCAACCATCCACGCAAATTCCTCCTAATCCATTTATGGTAAAAGATATTTTAAATCAAATAGACCCTAAAGTAACTAGAATGTTTTTATTTGCTAATTCAGATAAAGAACCTTATTCATCCACTAGGCATGACAGTTTGTTATACGGTACTCAAACTAGGGAAATATCTGATTATAGTTTTTTTGGATTACAAAACCCATCACCTACGACTAATTCTGACACAAAAGAATCTATGTTAGGATTAACTTCGACAATTAATTTAACTGATGATGATTATGTTACTTCCAGCATTGTTTCTTCAAGTAAAACTTTATCATCATTGAAAAGATTCTCTTTAATGAGATTAACTGAAGTAGTATTTGATTGGGCTTTCAACCA